GTCGTCTCACTGATGCTGGTTTTCAGGCGGCGCTCATCCGCCGACAGGGTACGGGTATTAATACCAGCCCGCGCGAGTTCGGTGCGCTGGCGCTGTACCGACAGCCTGAGGCTGTTGTATTTGAGCTGCAGGTCAGCGGCGGATTTCTTCGCCGCCTCCATCGCGCGCGCCTGCGCGGTAGTTGGGTTCTGCGTGTTTTTAAACTGGACGGCCAGCGCGGCGGCTTCCTGTTTCGCCTTGTTAAGCGACTGGCCGGTCACGGCAAGCTGTGCGCTCGCTTTCCTGAATCCGTCAATTCGGCCAGCCTGCGCATTCAGATCGCGCAGGCTGTTTTGAGAAGTGCGGATATCGCCAGCAAGGGTCTTGCTGGCAGTCTGGATAGCTTTGAGCGGTCGGCTTGCCCGGTCGACTGCGTTTAGCAGTACCTCAATCCTGACGTTATTGCTCATGGTGGTGTCCGCTTCGCTGCAGCGCCTTTTCGCGCCATGTGATGAGCTCGGTCACGCTCAGGGAATTCAGCTCTGATGGCGGCCAGTGAAATATCACCGCGATATCCGCCATCAGGTCATCGACCGAAAGGTTATCCGGAAAGGTCAGCGAGCCGAAGATGGCGACAAAAAACCGACCACCTTACCGGCGAACAAAATCAGGTCTGACGCTTCCAGACGCATGACCTCATGCTCGGTGAGCGCCGGGTACGTCATACGCGGCAGCACTTTAATCAGCGCATCGACGTCTGAGTTTGCCAGTGAGGCCAGACTCACGCCGCGCAGGGTTCCCGCGTTGGGTTTTGTGACTGTGACCTGCTCGATTTTCTGCTCACCGCGCATGACGGGATTATCGAGGATCACAATGTTCGGGTTTTCGGTTTCGGTGGTGGCGGTTTCGTTGATGTTTTCCATGATGTTGCTCTCTTTGAATGTGAGTAAGTGACCGGCCAGCCTGGCTGACCGGTCAAGGGGTTACAGGCCAATCGCCCGGCGGTGCTCAGCGAGACGGTCGACGCCGTCGACTTTCATCACCATGTTGACGACGTCAATCTCGATGACCTCTTTGCCGTCAATCGTGAGCTGGTAGTAAGAGCACTCGGTCGCGATTTTGGTCGTGCCGCTTTCGCCCTGTTTGTTTTCGCCGCCGTCGTACTCCTTATGACGGCCACGCATGACCACCTCAACGGCAGAAATAGCGCCGGTGTCATCGCGCTGGAATGAGCCGGTGAAGCGCAGCGGCACGCTATCCGCGCCCGGTGACGCGTACTGCGCCCACAGCGCGACGTCAGGCAGGCCGCCCAGCGTCCACTCAAGCGACAGCGCGTCGTCATCGAGGCCGAGGTCAATTGACACCGAGCCCGGCATCCCGCCGCCGCGATATTTCTCCAGCTTGCGGGTCAGCTTTGGCAGGGTGACGGATTCAACGACGCCCATATAGCTGAGACCGTCGTTAAACATGTTCAGGTATTTCAGTTTGCGTGGTAACGCCATGCTCTGAGCTCCTTAGCTGTTGACCGAGTCTGACAGGTCTGCCAGATAGGTATCGGTGATGCGCTGGCGCAGGGTCAGGTTTTCCAGCGGCGGGACGGGGGTGTAGTCGTAATCGATATACAGCTTCCCGGCTTTCAGGGTTTCCACGGTGTTTGACTCCGGGTCGTACCAGCAGGTGCCGTCGACGATATAGCCGTTGTTTTTCAGCTCGCGGAATTTCGCATTGATACCGGCGACGATGTCGCGGATGAGCGTTGCAGTAACGGGTTTATCAATCGCCCAGGCGTGCGCCTCCGCCATCGTGTCGGCCAGCACCTGCGCCGTGCGGGTGTAGTTTTCAAACAGGAAAAGCGGGTCATCTGAGCAGGTACGGTTGCCCCAAAACTTAAAGCCGTCGTTGCGGATGAGCGTTGTCACCCCGGCCTGATTCAGCAGGTTGGCGTCGGTGGCCTTCTCCTGCAAATCCCATGACACCGAGGCGCTGACGCCGGTGACGCCATTCACGCCGACGTTAGAGAGCGTTTTGTGCCAGCCGGTTTCCTGGTCGATTTTGGCACGCAGGCCGAGCGCGCGGGCGGTCGCCCATGCGGTCTGGGTTTCGTTCGTCGTGGTGTCCCATGCCAGAAAATCAGGGTGAATGACCATCAGCTCGCGCTGGCTGAAGTTTTCCCGATAGGCGATCGCGTCGGAAATGGTCTTGCAACCCCACGCGCTCACGTAGCCGAACGCGCGCAGGCTCTGACAGGTCGACGCAAGCGCGGTCGCCACTTCCTGCGTATCCAGTCCCGGCACGCCGAGAATGCGCGGCTTAACGCCGGTGACGGTTTTCGCCGTTAACAGCGCTTTCAGCCCGGTGTATTTGCCGTTTTCGTCGGTCGTGCCGATGATGTTGGAAATGGTTTCTTTCTGCGCCGCTTCCGGGTCTTCCGGGTCGTCGATACCTTCGGGAACGCGCACCACCACAATGACCGGCTTGCACTGGTCGGCGATGGCCTGCAGGGATTTTGACAGCGTGCCTTTTTTACCGGCTTTACCGATAGCTGTTTGCACACTGGTAATCAGCACCGGCTCGTTAAGTGGAAACGTCTTTTCGTCAGCATCGCTGGCCGTGCAGACCATGCCGATGATGGCCGTCGAGACGGTGGAAATGGTGCGCGTGCCATCGTTAATCTCGATGACCTCGACGCCGTGATGATAGTCGCTCATCCGTTTAACTCCGTTGTTAGGGGTGCGACTATTTTCTGTTGTGCGCGAGGTGCAAGAAACGTAATGCCGTTGGAGGGGGGACAGTACAACGCGCAGTGAACCGGTGAAGCGTGCGGAAATGGTGATTGATCGTTTTCAGCGATCAATCTCCTGGAATTGATCGCTGATAACCATTATCAATGAAGGGATATTGTCGCTATCGTTTCGCCATTAACGAGGGAGCGAGAATGACGATATTACTCTGGGTTGGTGGTGGTCTGGCTGCATGGTGCCTCTTTGGCTTTTGCTGGCTCAGGCTGTTTGCCGGTGATGAAACTGAAAAAGACTATGAAGAATGCCCCTACGATTAAACCCGCTTAACGCGGGTTTTTTTATTAATTCTTCGGTGGTAGCTCAGGCCATTCAATTTCTTCGGGCTTACTGGTATCAACTCTGTAAAGTAAAACCCGGTATTTCTTCCACGCTGATAGGCTGGCCTTTTCAGCATCAGTAGCCATCGACTCATCGACTGCGCCCTGCAGGACTGAAATTATCAGCCCCGCATCTTCAATGAGCTGTTTTCGGGTTTGTTCGGCAAGCGTCGTCGCATAAGGGCGGATATCGTAAAAAATACCATCCACATATTTGTAATTCCCTAACACATCTACCGGCACACTCAGGGGGTCGACCTCATAGACATTGCGGCCTTCTTCCATCCCCATATACGAAACATCCTGCTCGTAAGCCACGACAATCCCGTCATCATCCAGAGAAACAGCACCTTTCCAGCCGGTTAAAGTTTCGTACCAGTCCCGGCCATGCTCATCATGAAAATAAAGTCCGGTACGCATTATTCCGCTTACTTCAATGTGTTCGTATTTATAAATAACTGGATTAATAAACGTATCCATATTTAATCCCCAATGTTAACCCATGCGCCAGTTTGCTTGTTCAGGTACTGCATTTGACGGAAATATACCCCTAGTTTTCGGCCATCACTTCTGCCGTCCATTTGAATACCCGTCACTACGCAACCGGCAGGTGACTCCCAGTTGCCAAACCACGCATCAGTCGGGTTTCTGATTTGTTGACCACCACGGCGAATACCATTTACCACCCCATAACGCGCATCCGACTCTGCTTTTGTATACGCCTGACCTGCAGGGGTGTAATTCCCTTTCGGCTGGAAACGCCCGTCAGACTCGGCTTTTGTGTATGCGCCAGTCTTGGGCATATAGCCCGCATCAGATTGTGCTTTAGTATAATAACGCGCTTCAAAATATCCGAAGTCAGATAAATTGAGTTTGCTGATTATTACTTCACCGTTATTGAGACTTACCCGGAAAGGTCTCAGGGCGTTGTAATTCCCCCACGGGTCATCTTTGTTTGTCAGCATCAAATAAAGGCTTCCGCCATCATTTCGCCAGAACGTCCCAAAAGCGCCATATGCTATGCGGTAACTATTGGCCGAACTTGATTGCACTTCCCCGCCTGCGCGTAAATAACCGCTAAATAGCCCTGCGCCGTTATACTGAAATTGTAACGAACCATCTTTACTTCGCTGAGAATAAAGGTGATAGCCGGTGTCGTCCCCCAATTCAACTACTGTTGGCCGGTCAGCATTCCCCCAAAGGCGCAAGGTGGCATTTTTGTCAGAAGTATTTGAAGAAACAAAGGAAAACTTTTTGGCGTTTCCTGAATAAAACCCGCCAGTTTGCGAGGTGAAATTCCCTCGCGTTCTGACACCGGCGCTGGTACTTATTGCCAGCTCTTCCTGTGCATCAGTGCTCCCTGTCGCCAGACGATACTCGCCACCCTGAACGGTTTCATGCCAGATAGTATCCGTCCCGCCACCGCGCATTTTACGCAGATAATTTTTATTACCTGTAACAGCGTTGGAAAGTGCCGTCAGGTTATAGGTTGCCTGCGCTACTGAGTCCTGATTTAACGTTCCGGTCATGCTGTCGCCAGATTTACTGACTCGCTCACTGGCATTTTTATTTGCTGCAGCGGCATTGTCATTTGCGGCTTTAACGGCTTTCGGTGTCGCAGCCAGTGCCTCAGACGTGCTGTCGGTCTCGCTACTGAGCTGGACGATGCCCTTTTGCGCCGTGGTGGCGTCCTGAGCCGTGTATTTCCCTTTGGCAAGGTCATACGCCGCCTTAACCGCTTTCGGCGTCGCTGCGAGCGCCTCAGACGTGCTGTCGGTCGCACTGCTTAGCTGAGTGAAACCCTTTGCAGTGAGGGTGGCGTCAGGATGGCGGCGGGACTGCTCATGCTCCGCGAGCTTGTCGTCAACGTAGTCCTGCGTAGCCATCACCGTTGAGGTGTCAATGGTCAGCTCGACTGACTCGATGTCGCTCACCATGATGACCATTCGAACGGTCTGCGCGCGGCCTGAGCCCTCTGCCAGCGCTGGCTTGTAGCTTTCGGCCATGTTACCGACTGCAATCAGCGTGCCGGTGTCATCATAGAGCCCGAGCTCGCGCATCCAGAAACCGCCGGTTTCAGGCGGGATAAGCAGTTCTGCCACGACATAATTTTTATTTTTCCTGTCCTGGCTGATTTTGTTCAGTGTGTGACGCCAGACCTCTTTGACAAGCTTTGTCTGGTTAGGGTCTGGCACCGGCAGCGTGCCGCCACCGTCACCCACGGCCATCGCCGTAAAATTCACCTTTTTCCCGTTCGGGACGGTCGCCGCCGCGAGTTTTTCCGCACCGGCTTTGGTGATGACCGTTTTGTATTTCACTGTCATTGTGCTCTCACTTATCCGGGGTAAACCGTGATGATGTCACCGTCATAGCTCAGGGCACCGGTGTACAGATAGCCGGGAATGTCCTGAATAATATTGAGGCCGATTAAATGGCGGCTGGCTGGCTTTGCATCGGCAATAAGCCGCTCCATTTCGTAGTACATTTCCTCGGTGATGCCCGTCTCTAACACGCCGATATCGAGGCGAAACGTGCCGGGTGGGTCGTTTGTTTGCCACCACTCAGAGACGTTAATCAGATAGCCGAGCGGCTCCACCACGCGGCGCACTGCGCCAATCGTCCCCTTGTGTGCGTGGATGTACCACGCCGCGCGGATCACGTCCCTTTTTGTAGCCTCCGGCCAGCTCTCATCCCAGCGGTCAACGGAAAACGCCCACGCCAGCCATGGCAGCAGATTTGCCGGGCAGTCGTCAGGACTCCAGAGTCGGCGCAGGGGGACGGGAGTATTTTCGATTTCAGCGCAGGCGCGCGCCGCCGCCACCTCAAGCGGCGACGAGCCCACCGGCAACAGTCGGGTATTATTCATCGTTGCCCCCGATGGTCACGCTGTACTCGGTGCACCATGACGCCTGCGTGTCATCGAGCACGATGTCGGCCACCGGCGCGGCCAGCTCAACGCGCTGTACCCCCTCGACGTGGAGCGCGGCATAAATTGCAGATTTGCGGATATCACGCCCGAGCCGGTGCTGCGCGGTGATATACGCCTGCAGCTTTGCTTTTGCCGCACTGAGTACCGGCTCACTTTCGGGACCGGGATAAAGGTAAAGCGATGCGGTGATTTTATAGTCGACAATGTTCGCCGACTGCACGGTCACGCGGTCAGCGACCGGCCTGACGTCCTCATCGTTCAGCGCGGTGCGCACGATGGCGAGCAGCTCGTCAGAAGCTATCCCGTTATTTTCGCGTGACAGCACCGTGACCGTGACACACGCAGGCGCGGGACTGATGACCGAAATATCGGCGACACGCCCGTCAGCGCTGCGGCCATGAAACTGATATGAGCCGACAGAGCCTGCGGTACTCAGCCCCTCAAATGCCTGTTGAATGCGCAGACGATAGTCTGTGTCCGACTCCATCACGGCAGGCGTTGGCGGTAACGTGGTGTCGTCTGCAGGCATGATAACAAGGCGCTTGACGTTGTAATTTGCGCCTATTTGGTCGAGGTCTGCGCCAGTGGCGTAGGCCAGCATGGCCGCGCGCGCGGCCTCGTTGACGCGCTGTCGCCAGATTACTTCCCGGTAGGCGTTTTCTTCCAGCAGCTTAACAATCGGCTCTGATTCAAGCATCAGCGTGCGCGCAACGGCCTCCTGTTGTTCCTCGGGATAAAGCGAGACGAGCGTAGCCTTTCGCTCGCTCAGGATGGTTTCATAGTCCAGTTCTTCCACGACGTCAGGCGCGGCGAGCTGGCTCAGGTCAACAATTGCCATAGCGTTTAACTCAGTGGAAT